TTATTACTGGAATATTTGAAGATATATATACAACTTTTGAATAATCATATTTATCTTCATGAATTTTCTTTGCTTTTTCAATAAAATTTTCTCTTGTATCTTTTCGTTTTTCTGTTTGTATTTGTCTACTACACTTACTGCATCCTATTCTTCTTAAATGAGATGCTGGTCTTTGTAAAAATTCATCGTGTATGTTGCAAATAATAATAACATTCGTAAGTCTGTTTTTATATTCAACTTTTGAATAATCATATTTATCCCCGTGAAGTTCTCTTGCCTTACTAATAAATTCTTTTGTACTACCACGACACTTATTTGCATTTTCTGTTATTGCACAATATTTACAACCATGCAATTGTAAATGATCATGTGGTATTTGTGTAAAATCACGGTGTGTTTTACATATAATAATTACTTTTGTATTACTATTTTTATATTCAACTTTTGAATAATCATATTTATCCCCGTGAAGTTCTCTTGCCTTACAAATAAACTCTTTCGTTTTATCATCCTGTTCCATAATTTATACATATAATTTATCAATTCATTTTGCATCAATTTTATTAACCTTATGAAAACATACTCACTACATAATGCGCATGTTTGTATAAATATATAAACAAAATAAAGATATTACAACATAAATACATATACTTATGTTGAATTCACTCATTACCGGCTGTATTTTTGGATTTACTGGATACGGATTATGCAAATGTATCGTCGGAAATCATCCCGATGATAAAAAATTTTATTATGTAATAGTTCCTTTATTCTTTCTGGCAGGATTTTTGAAAAATGACCATTCTTCTAATGATTTATTATTATTGTAAATGTCTATTTTTGTCCACGAAAACAACAGGAAAATATAGAAGTACATTCTTCTTCCACTTGAGGCAAAGATGTTCTCAAAAGAGTGATTGAAGTATCCACAATATTTATGGCGACAGATTGTAATGACGCAGGTATAGGTAATATATTGGATTGTATCAATGAATCCAATGTATATTGTATGAGATTGATACTATTGACATTTTTCAAAGAGACATTGGATTGAAATATTTGAGTAATTAAGAGAACCAATTGCGGAATATCATGCAAACTAATTGCACCATCATTTAAAATATTTTGCACAGTTTGCCGAATTTGTGGCAGAATCACCCCACTTGCATCTTTCAATAAATTCGTCATAAATGCAATTTCATCTGGTGATAATTTAGCAGATGAATCTGGAATGAGTGCCAACAGAAAAGTATCCATTTGTTCATTCGGTGCTTCAGAAATGATGGGTGTTGTAACTGGTTCAAAGACTTGTGGTGCTACATCCAGAATCACTGGCTCAAAGACTTGTGGTACCGGAATCACTGGCTCAATGACTTGCTGTGCCGGAATCACTGGTTCAATGACTTGCGGTGTTGTATCCGTAATTATGGGGTTCAATATATGAGGAATCTCTGATTCACTAATATGCGAATTTTCTGTAGGCACATTCTCTTCATTTGTCACATTAGTTAAATAATCATTTATAAGAGGCTCATTAAGAGTTTCAGATGCGTTATCCATTATATATTAACCCCATTTATTTTTATTTACTTTTATCTGTGTTGTATTCTTTTTCTTCGCTTTATTCGGGTCATATTCCTCCTCGTCGTCGTCGCCAAGATTTTTTGAAGCCTCCCAAAATTCGTTGGAACCCAATCTAAATGGCGGCCGGTTCTCTGCTTTATACCAAAAAATCTGGTCATTCAATTTATTGGATTTTGCATTATTATTAATCACCAAACATTCATAATTTTCAGTGGTTTGGTCCATGACCATGCTAAATGACTCCAATGTAGGAAACATAGATGCATAGTTCTCCCAAATACGTTTTCTATTTGTTAAATAAGGTTCTCTTAAAATAAAAACGAAATCAATATTTGTACGTAAATTCGGAGGTATACCTAAAGGATATTGCATAGTGATGATAAGCATCACCTTCCAATGTCGCCCATTCATAAAAAGCAAACGCATCAATTTATCTTTTGTCCATTTGTTATCATATAAACAATCATCTAAAATCACAAAAGCGCGAGGGTCAATAGAAGATTTTTTGTACATTTCCATATCTTTTTTCACTTGATTGAGAACCATTTTCTGACGTCTCAATACATTTTCAATCAATATTTCCTTGTATTCATTGTGAATAAACACTTTAGGAACAAGAGCGCCATAGAAACCATTCCCTGCTTCTGTACCCGACATTACTGTGCCTATAGGAATATCTTTATGATTAAACAAAAGGTCGCGAACTAAAAACGATTTACCAGTATCACGACGTCCAATCATCACAATGACGGGCCCTTTATTTTCATCCGGTTTAAATGTAATCCATTTCATATCAAATTTTTTAAGGTCTAATTCCACGGACATGGGATATATGATATATGATATATATCACATATAAATAATAGAATACAATACGCATACAATGTGTTCAATATGGACCAAAAATATGTTATATTCAATTATATGTCTATAAATTCTACTAAATTTCAGATTCAATATTGTAAACAAAAACAACCAGCATTATATTCCTTTCTTAAAACCCCCGATTTAGGAAAAGAAACACGAAATAATATTGAATATACTCCATTGGACCTTTCCAGTATACAAAATTATAACCCTATTTACAGCATATTTTTTGAAATGAATGAATCTAATTATCATAATGTTACACTAAATCAAAAATATAAATGTGTAGGACCTGGACAAATTTGTCTTCAAGAAAATAGCGACGAAGTAAAAGACCAGCACATCTTTATTAAATATGCGCCATTATTAGACCCTCTCCGCTATTTAGTAGGAACGTATACAGATGCTTCATATGCATTACGTATATTACCATCTATTCCTCCAAATTTGGAGACGAGTGCCAAATTGATGAGAACCAACAATGCTTCTTATATTGACAATTTTTTCTGTTATCTGTCTTCGCAATTATTGAATCATCATGATATTCTTCATGGCATTGATTATTATGGCTCTGCACTTGCCATTCAATCCAAATTCAAATTCAATGCCGCAGATGATTTGGATTATTTAATGCAAAGTGATAATTTTAAAAATAATCGTGTTATTACCTATGAAATAGAATCCCATGAAGACCCTTTTTCAAATTTCGGTTCTCGTAAAAACAAAAATAGATTGATTTTAGAAAATAACGAGGATATAGATAAAGCCGATATAGACGTATTGGATATTGAAGTGTTGGATATTGAAGAGATGCCTACAGAATCATGTAATGAACTGGAGGAAGTAGTCTTTATATTGACGAACAATGAATCTTCAGATACTGTTTTAAATGTGGCCGAATCCGATTCGGATTCTGAAATAGATATGAGTGATGACGAAGATAATGGAGATGATGGAGATGACGGAGAAATCTCTGAAAACTCCCATGAAACATCGGATAAAGATACAGATAAAGATTCCGACGAAGAAACAGACGAAGATTCTGATGAAGATTCCGGTGAAGAAGAAAATTTTGCGTATATATTTAATTTCCCAGTTCAAGTAATTTTACTTGAAAAATGCAAAGGGACTCTAGATGAACTATTTGTCAAAAATCAAATACAAGATGAACATATGGCGAATGCGATTCTTATGCAAATTATAATGACTCTGTTGGCATATCAAAAAGCATATCATTTCACACACAATGATTTACATACAAATAATGTTATGTGGAATGAAACGGATATTCCATTTTTATATTATAAATTTGCGAATAAAATCTACAAAGTGCCAACATATGGCAAATTATTTAAAATCATTGATTTCGGTCGTTCCATATACAAATTTGGAGGAAAAACATTTTGCAGCGATAGTTTTGCACCTGATGGTGATGCCTCTAGTCAATATAATTTTGACCCTTATTTCAATGAAAAGAAAGCACGCCTAGAACCCAATTATTCATTTGATTTATGCCGACTAGGAACATCTCTCTATGACTTCTTATTTGACGAAGTGGGAGAACCTGATAAAAAGAAAATGGATTCGTTTCAACGTACCATTTATAGATGGACAACAGACGACGAGGGACGCAATGTTTTATATAAAAAAAATGGCGAAGAAAGGTATCCTGGATTTAAATTGTATAAAATGATTGCCAGACTGGTTCATAAACATACTCCAGAAGCACAATTGGAACTGGCGCCATTCAATGGATATTTATTGAAAAACAAAGACTTGAAAAAAGAAAAAAGAGAACCTATGATAGATATTGATTTAATTCCGAATTATACTATAGTTTAAACCATTGAAGAAATAAAAATGGCGCTTCGCAGTACATTTTAAATCTTCACTGGTTTAAATGTTTACTGATATAATTCATTGTTATAATTGAAATATTTTTGTATTCTACACAAAAATATT